AGCAATTTATCGGTCTGCCTGATTATTTAGGTTTTACCATGACGCTGAGTGCAGGCATGACGGCGGGTAGTTCTGTAACGGTAAAACTTTTGCCGTTGAATTTATAAAGGAGGATGATGATTTGAACAAGATTATGTTTTTGTTATGATTAAAAATTGTAAATATTGCGGAAACACTTTTAGCATCACGGAATATGAATCTAAGAAAAGAAAAGGCGAATATTGTTCCATTGCATGCAGAAACAAATCGGTGAAAAAGGGCAAAGGACACAAATGGAAGAACAATTTATGCACTTGCTTAGAATGTGAAAAATTATTTAAACCTAGAGATGAAGGTGCCAAATTTTGCAGCTCTGCTTGCTATCATAAAAACAGGAAAAAACTGAACAATATTGGGCCACCAAAGAACAGAGTAAATGTTATATGTGCTTTTTGCGGAAAGGAATTCGAAACATATCCGTGCTGGATTAGAAAAGGTGGAGGAAAATATTGCAGCAGAGAATGTTCCGACAAGGCTAAAGCAATTACTTTTAGCGGCGAAAACAACCCTTTATTTGGTAAAGTCCCGCATTGCAAACGTGGATATAGAAAAGATTTAAATATGTTTCTAAGATCAAAATGGGAAGCTAATTATGCAAGGCTTTTAAACTGGGGACGCATTAATTGGTCATACGAACCAAAAGCTTTTGTCCTTGAGGTTGATGGAAAGAAAACTACTTATACTCCTGATTTTTATAATGAAGATTTAGGCGTGTGGATAGAAGTCAAAGGCTATATGACTGAAATAGCAGAGAAGAAAATAGAATGTTTTAAAACAACTTATCCAAATGAAAAATTAATATTACTCCGAGAAGAATATTATAAATATATGGATAAAAGCTATAAACATATAATACCAAACTGGGAATAGAAAATCTAAAAACATTAGGATTGCCAAGCGTAGTCCTTTTTTAATGTTCAAAACTGAAGGAGGTGTTTTTATGTCAATTATGTTTAAGTCAATGCCAATGGAAGCGAAAGCAAATGCAACAGGTAATATAGTGTTTAAAATCTCAACCAATATACCTGATAGAGACTCGGATATTCTTGAACCGTTGGGTGCAAAGTTGGAAAATTATAGAAATAACCCCGTTGTACTTTTCGCTCATGACTATTCCAGTTTGCCAGTGGGAAAATCACTTTGGGAGAAGGTTTATCCGGAGTATATTGAATCAGAAGTAGAATTTGCACCTACTGCATTTGCGCAGGATTGTAAAAAGCTTTGTGAAGGTGGATTTCTCAATGCAGCTAGCGTTGGATTTGTGGGACTGGATTACGAACCCATTCCAGAATCAAAATGGGGGAAACGATACAAAAGTTGGGAATTGCTGGAATGGAGCGTCGTACCTGTTCCATCAAATTTTGGAAGTTTAATTCAAAACGCCAAGGCAAAAGGACTAAATCTTGATGCCTTTGAAAAGGAGTTGAAAGATTTGGAACAAAAGAACGAGGAACTCAAAGAAGTTGACATACTTGTTGACTCCAACACCAAAGAGGTATTTGTTTACGAGGATGGGCAAAAAACTGCAAAAGTGAAGATAGCGGATGAATACATTGAAAAATTATTTGAGCTATCGGAAACTAAAAAACCAGACCTTGAAGGCAATCCTTCAGTGTGGGATATCATGGACGCTATAAGGATGGCCATTAACCCTACTGGAATGTACCAAATGCATGGTCCATGGGTTGAGGACGTATACCCAATCAGATATCCCAGCGGCAGTGTAATCATTGAGAAGGAAGAAAAATACTACCTGTATCAGTATGAATACGTTGATGGAAAAGCAACCTTGTCAACTGATTATACAGAATTACAGGAAGTTTATCAGCCGAAATCGTTTAATTTTAAATCCGGCGCAAGCCTTTCAAGCAAAAACAAAAAAATGCTTGATGAAATTCATAAGCAACTTGCCGGTTGTGGCGATACCTTAAGGAAATTTATAGATTCGGCGGGAACGATGGAGGACGAGCCTCCCGAGGGCATGCCACCTGATGAACCAATGATGACGGCCACGCGAACGGCACCGGCAGGAGAAGAGAAAACCCTGGCAGATTACATTATAAGTCAACACCAGGCACTTGAGGAAATAAAAACTCAGGTGCTTTTTTTATCACAAAAATTAAGCGAAACGGACCAGAAAAAAGAAGCTTCCGAGGATGAAATAAACCTCGATGCTATAGAGTTTGTACCTACTGAAAAAAATGCTGCATCAGATGAACTAGAAATCGAACCGGGCGAACTCAAGGAACTTATTGGCAACCTACTTGACGAGAGACTCAAAAATTTTGAAGGAGGTAAATAAGATGAATCTTGATGAACTGAAAAGCGTAATAACCGAAACCATGGACGAGAAGCTTGCCCCTATCCAGGAAAAGCAGGCTCAGTACGAGGAAACTCAGCATAAGTATGCTGATATCTTCGAAAAGCAGCAGGAGTCCTATGCAAAAAGGCAGGATGCTGATGTGAAGGACGATGGACTTACTTTTACCCGGGCTATTAAATGTTTGACTCTGGCTAAAAACGACCCTGAAAAAGCATTGCATTATGCCACTGGTGGACAAAACTCCAGCAAAGGTATGTATCCCGAAAACAAGCGAGTTCATGCACTGCTCAAACAATTGTCGGCCACTACCCCGAGTGAGGGTGGTTTCCTGATTGGAGAGCAGTACAGCGAGGATATTATCCCCCTGCTGCTGTCTAAAACTGCCGTAATGGAACTGGGAGCCCGGCATATACCGATGCCAAAAGGCAATATCAATATCCCTAAATTGACCGGTGGGGCTACGTCCTACTACATTGGAGAAAATCAGAATGCAAGTAAATCTCAGCCGTCATTCGGAAGCATTCAATTAAGTTCCAAAAAGCTTGTAACGCTGGTGCCGGTGTCGAATGATCTTATTCGAGATGCTTCCCCTGCTGCTGACACGTTAGTAAGGGACGATATGGTAAATCAGATGAAGCTTAAAATTGACTATACTGGCATGTATGGAGACGGTACTCAGTTTACCCCTATCGGTATTAAAAAGAGTGTTGCGACTGCTAATATTTCAGTTTCAACTTCTGCGATTACTGCCGATTTGCCCGGAACCATGATAGGTACTCTGATGAACTACAATACGCCCATGCAATCGGTTGGCTGGATTTTCAATAGTAAAACTTGGTCTGAGTTTTACAACCTGAAAACTACCACAAATCAGTACATTTATCGGGACGAAATGAACCGTGGCACCTTAAACGGCTTCCCGTTCCGGGTGTCGAACCAGATCACCACTGCTAACAGCACCGCTGGTACGACTTACTTTGATATCTTCCTGGGCGACTTCTCCGAATTTATGTTCGGTGATGAAATGGCCTTTGAGTTCATGGCGTCTCAGGAAGCATCTTGGTATGACGGCTCTAATTTGCAGAGTGCATTCTCTCTTGACCAGACCGTGTTAAAGATCACTGCTAAGCATGATATGGCTCTAAGACATGATACGTCGTTCTTGGCGTACAACAGATACCACAGCGCATAAGGGAGCAACTAGCTCCCTTTTTAACATTATTTTAAGGAGGTAATAAAATGAGACGGAAATTGATTGAACAGGTAATTGAAAAACCATGTTTCCTGCAAAAAATGTCAGCAGGGACAACTACCGCCCATGTATCCAGCGTTATTGACCGGGAAGGGTATTTGTCGGCCAGAATTGCCGGGCAAGCGGTAAGCCTGACCGTTGCGGATACCCAGGAGTTTGACATCTATGTTTATGATGCCGATGCCATCACCGGCACTTTCACCGTTTTCTCCAGCGCAACTGCTACTATCGCGATACAGCCGTCCTATAGTGCATCTGAGACGGGAGCATCTTCGTGGGATGGGGTTGACGTTGATCTGATTGGCGCTGACCGGTATATCAAAGTTTATGCAACTGTAACCGGAGCCACAACCGTAACGGCTATACTTTCCGTGGCCTGTCTCCTGGGCGATGGCGTTATTGAGCCAGCAGTCTAAGGCAGGTGATTTAGATGGTTAAGCCCGGAACTGACAAGATGGTTAATCCGGAAGATAAGAAAAAGCCATCAAGCAAAGAAATAACGACAAAGGGGTGAGCAATCACCCCTTATTTATTTAGAGGGGTGATATTATGCCCTTGATTGAACAGGCGTTGACCACAATGCCGACAATGCGCCTATACCTAAAACTTTATACTCTAGCCGCTGTGACAAGCTCTGAAACGCTCACGGCAGATACGGCAAATACAACATTTAGTTTTGCTCATACTAATCTTGCACCTAATTATTTCGGAACCTTTGCAGAAGTGACCGGAACTGCTTCTGATACCGTGTCCACCGCCCTAATAACCCTTGACTATTCTCTTGGCACTGCTACCTTTAGCGCAGCCAGGACTGGCAATATCACCTGTTTTGGTTATAGCTATTTTGCATGGGATTACAGCAAGGACAAGTTT